TCAGTCCGCCCCTCCGGGAAACGCGAATGCCGCCACGACTCGGCGCCGCCATGGCGCAGAGAGGCTGTTCTCGACCACGCCGTGGCCGCTGTAGGCATGAACGAAACGCGGCGCGTTCCCGCCCTCCGTGAGAATTCCCAGATGCTTCGCGACCGAACCGTCCCGCATCCGGAACAGGAGCACGTCCCCCGGCAACGCAACCTCACGCGGCATGAGATGCCGAAGGGCCGCCTCCCACAGCGCCTCCTCCCGCCGCACCTCGCTCCAGTCGGGTGTGTAGGCCGGAACCGCGACGGGTTCCTCGCCCAGAAGCTCTCGCCACACCCCGCGAACGAGACCCAGGCAATCGGCCCCCGCTCCGCGACAAGACGCCTGATGCTGGTAAGGCGTCCCGATCCAGTTCCGCGCAATCTCGACCACAAGACTCACCGGTTCAGACTCCCGCCGTCATTCCGGCCTGCCCGCTTCGGGTAGGCCATCTGCCAGTCCTCGCCCGGTACATGCGGGAAGCCCCGGAAGTTCAGGAAATTCCCGAACTTCCCCCGACACGTTTCAGCACGCTTGTCGCACCCGGCCTCCACACGAAGCCGGTCGCCCGGTCTCACCTCGGCCCGCACCTCCTCCCACAACTCGATCTCACGCAAGGCCCCGACCACCCGGTCCGCCTTCACGAGCCCCACGAGTCCTGCCGCGTCGCCCGAAAGCACCCGGTACCGACCCCGCTCGAACCACCGCTCCGCAAAGGCTGTCCCCGGGAGCACCCGGAACGTCCGGGCATTCACCACCTCCAGAACGCCCGTTTCCATTGCCATCGCCGGGGTACCAAGGTTCACCCGGCAGCGCGTATCTCCCAGCACCGCCGAACACGTCACCTGGTAGACATAGCCCTGCGGCTGGTTCAGCGCCTCGGCGAGACCGCGCAACTCCGCCCGGAACTCCGCCCCCGCCCGCTCGATCTCACCGAGTGAGCCCCGGAACTGAAGCATGCGCTCCTCCGGATCCGCCCAGTTGACGAGCCACGCCTCGACCGCCGCCCCATCGAACCGCCCGGCCACAACGTCCGCCTCCGCGATGGCGGCATCGCTCAGGACCCCCACCACCTCCGAGTTGTCGACCGACAGCCCCGTCCGCTGCTCTAGCGCCCGCGCGGTCATCCCAGACTCCGGCCGGAACACGACCCCGCCGAAGACGACAGCCTCGTCGTGATCCGTAAACCCGTAGGCGACGCCATCCGCCCGTGTGACCCGCCAGCACCGGCAGACCGTCGTCGATCCCGTCGCCAGATGCGCGGCCAGCGCCCCCGCACTCACAGCCGCACCTCCACGACCGGCACTGACGGCAACTCGCCTGCCTGAAACGTCGCGACCGAAACCTGGATCATGTCCGTGTCGAAGCGCACCGGCACGTCGAACTCGAAACCTGCCGTCACCTGGACTCCGGCAGCCGGCGCAGTCCCGAAGGCTACCACGCCGGTCGCCGCATCCACGGTGTAGTCCACAATCTCCGCCTTCAAAGCGCCCTGGACCCCGACCCGGATCGTCCCTGCCACCGGCTTCTTCACGGGCCGCGCGTAGTCCTCCGCCCCTGACCGGTAGGTTTTCGTCAGCTGAAACGCCTTCCTGACGCCGTCGCCGATCCCGATCACCTGATCCCCGAACCCGACGACCCCGGACGGGAGACACGACTTGAAGTCGCCCCAGTCCTTCCACCGGAACCCGTGCATTCGCCCGCGACGCGCCTCGAAGAAGGCTATGAGCGCGTCGACATCGTCAAGCGACCGCATCCCCGCCCCGGCGTCGTACCTCCGCCGCGAGTGCGCCCAGGGCGTGTTCCGCTCCTCGTATCCGTTGGCGAGCGTCACGACCTCCGTCCGCCGTTCGGGCCCGCCGACCGAGCCAAAGCTCAGGTTCGCGGGAAACCGCACCTCGTGAAACGCCATGTCCCGCTCCTCAGAGATTGCGCCGGCCGCGCGCAATCGCCCGGCTTACCTGTGCCGCGATCTGGCTCCGCGAGCGCGCAAAGCCCTCCACGTCCGGCGTCGTCACGTTCATCGTCACGTTCACCGGTCGCCCGCCGCCTTGCGCCGCGACCCCCAGACGCCCATCCGCGCCCCGCGTCAGCGGCATGATCGCCTCCGGCCCCGCCTCGCCCATGAGGCCAAGGCCGCCCCGCATCGGGAACGTCACCGGCCCGCTCACGACGCCGCCGTTCGCGAAGGGCATCACCCGCCCCTGCGCGAAACTCCCACCCTTCTCATGCGCCGATACAGCGCCGATCAGCCCCTCGACCCCGCTTGCGATGATACCGCCGAGCTGGCCCGTAATCGGCCGGATCGCCGCCGAATAGGCCGCGTTCACCATCGACTGGCCCACGCCCTTCATGGCGTCCGACAGCCGCATCCCGTCGAACAACAACCCGTCGAACGACCGCCTGAGTCCCCCGCTGATCCCGCGCGACAGCCCCCCCGCCTCCCGGCCCGCATCCGCCAGGCTCTCGCCCATCCGCGCCACCTCGCGCTCGAAGGCCGCCGCCATCCCGGCCGCCCCGCCAAGCGACCGCTCCAAGGCGGCCACCTGGTCGTCGAACGCATCGATCCCGTCCACGTCATCCATCGCCCGTCTCCCTGTCCGGATACGCCGCCGCCAAGTCGTCCAGCCCCGCCCGCGTCAGCGGCGCGGCTCCGCCCCCTTGCCCCAGCAGGAACGCGAGCTCCCCCGGCGTCAGCCGCCAGAACTCCTCGGGCCTCAGCCCGAGCCCCCTGATCCCCGCCCGCATGAGCGCCACCCAGTCGAAGGCGCTCATCCTCCGGGCACCCGGAACGCGCGCGTGAGCAACGTCGCAGCCGCCCGCGCCGCCTCGACCGGCCCGCCCTCGATCTCGGCGCTGAGAAGATCGCGCGATGCCCCCCGCCACCCCCCGCCGCGCAAACCGGCGACGATCAGCATCAGCACGTCCCGCGTCGAGAACCGCCCCGCCTCGAACCGCTCGACGAGTTCCACGAGCGTCCCCGCCCCAAGCTCGTGCTCGAGCTCCGCCAGAGCCCCGAGCGTCAGCTTCATCACACGCCGCTCGCCATCGATGACCAGTCCCACCTCCCCTGCGTGAGGATTGGCCATCAGAGCGCCGTGAACGTGAGCCGCCCGGCCGAGGCCAGCGACAACTCGTAGGTCGCTTCCCCGTTGTAGCTCCCCGCATATTCGATGGAGTTCACGTGGAACGGCCCGCGGATGGTCCCGAAGTCCGGGATGATCACCTGAAAGTCAGGCGTCACTCCGTCGAAAAAGATCTGCCGCGCCCGGGCGTCGCTCGCCTCATCCTTGAACACGCCGCTCCCTGAAAGCGCCGCGGACTTCACGCCCGCGCCCCCCAGGATCTCGCGCCACCCGCCCGCGCTCTCAAGGCTCGTGATATCAACGCTTTCCGCGTTGAAGCTCATGCGCGTTGCGCGCAGCCCCGCCATGGTCTCGAACTGCCCGCCGCCGGTCAGGTCGATCTTGATCAGAAGGTTCTTCCCAGCCTGCGCTGCCATCTCTCACCTCGTTCAGATGTCGTCTTCCACCCGCGCGCGGAACGTCATGTCGATCCGCCGCACGTCACCCGCCCGGACGCGCCGGGCCCGGGCCGCAAGGAACTCGATCGCCACGACCCGCCCCCGGGAGAGCGTGAACTCCGCACCAAGAAGCGCGTCTGACGCGGCCCCCGCCGCCGCCTTCGCCGTCTGGAACCCGGCCGCGTCCGTGACCACGCTCACGGTGAAGCGATGCTCCGCCCCGTGCCCAGTCTTGTCCGACCGGTCCCTCACGTCCTCCGGCCCGAGCGAGACATACGTCCCCGGCACCGGCCCCGCCGGCACCACGTCGTAGATCGCCGCGCCCACGAGCGCCGCGAGCCCCGCGTCCCCCGCCAGCCGCTGGTACACCGCCGCCTGAAGCGCGGCCGCCACGCCATAGCTCACGACGCCACCTCCTCTCGCGCGAAGCAGACGAGAAGCCGCCCGCCGCCGCCCTCCTCGGTCACGGCAAGGATGCGGAATATCCGCGCCCCGTCCCGGAACCGCTGCCCCGGCACGGGCCGCGACGGCGCGCCCACCGGCGCCGCCCTGACCGTGATCCGGTAAGGCACCGTCGACAGCGTCGCGAAATCCGCCTCCGCCTCCCGCCCCGCCCCGGGCCGGACATGCCCCCAGAGCACGCCCCTCTCCGCCCACATCTCGGCAAAGCCCCCCGCGCCGTCAGGCACGCGCGCCACCGCCTCGAGCACCAGCCGCCGGTCGAGCCTCATCGCCCGCCCCCGCCGAAGAGCCGCACGGTGCGGTACCGCTCCACCAGCACCGCCACCCCTTGCGGCAGCCCGCCGCCGGACGCCACCTCGTGCCGATGCTCGTAGTAGTGCGCGGCCAGCAGCATCACCGCCTGCCGCAGGTCCGCTGGAACCCCGCTCCACGCGGAAGCGAAGCCCGCCGTGAATGTGATCTCCGCCGCGCCCCCCACCGGGATCGTCGGAAAGATGAGCCCCGTGGACACCAGCGTCGGCCGGTGCAGGTCGGGCTCCAGCCGCCACCGCTCCGCCGCGACGGGCGTCACGACCCCGTTCATGTCCCGGATCGCGAAAGCCGTCACCGCCGACACCGGCGCCACCGGCAGCACCTGCCGCGAAAGATCGCGCCAGGCCGTCACCGTCCACCGCCACGCCCGCGCGATCACCGCCTTGCCCGTCCGCGCCTCGACCGCCGCGATCGCCCCGCGAAGGCACTCCTCCAGAACCCCGTTCTGGAGCGTATCGTCCGCGAACCCGGTGCCGAGCCGCAGATGCTCCCGCAGCGCCCCGATCGGCAGCGCCGAAGACGGCACCGCAGTCTGCTCGACCAACATCATCGAAGAATTCTCCCGCCCCTCCGGGCTCAGGGTGATGGGCGCGCGCCCCCGCGCCGCTCGGACGGAGGGGAGCAGCTAGACGACGCGGGTTCTCACGGACGCGCACCCACCGACCACGCCGGGGCCTTGCGGACCCCGGCCCGGCCACTCCCGGCTTACGAGGCCGAGAATCTCAGGAGCTTGATCGCGGCAAAGTCGCTCACGTCGCCGCCCACGCGCTTCGTCGCATAGAAGAGCACGTGGGGCTTAGCCGAGAACGGATCGCGCAGGATCCGCAGGTCCGGCCGCTCCGCCACCGTGTAGCCCGATGCGAAATCGCCGAAGGCGATGGCGGTCGCGTTCGCCGCGATGTCCGGCATGTCCTCGAGGATCAGGACGCGGTAGCCCAGAAGCCGCGCGGGCTCCCCAGCCTGAAGCCCGTCGGCCCACAGGAACCGCCCGTCGGCGTCCTTGAGCTTCCGGACCACCCCCGCCGTGCGGGAGTTCATGACGAAGTTCGCCCGCGCCCGGTACTGCGCGCCCAGCGCATAGACGAGGTCCACCAGAACGTCCGCCGGGTTCGCCGCAGTGAAGGCCCCCGCCGCCCCCGTCGGAATGAACCCGAGCGACCCCCAGGCCCAGGACGCGTTCGCCACCTGCGGCCGGTTCAGGAACCCCCGCGGCTTGTTCACGCCGTCGCCGTTGACGAAGGTCGCCGCCTCCGCCCGCGCGAACCGCTCCGCGATCCGGCCCGCAAGCCAGGTCTCCACGTCGAACGCCGCATCGTCCAGCAGCCGCTGCGACGCCTTGGGCATCGCCGAAAGCTCATGCAGCGGGATCACGATCCGCTCGATGTTGGGCGTATCGGTCTCCGTCACCGAGCCCGTCTCCACCGTCCAGGCCGACGCCGCCTCCGTGCGGTCGATCAGCACGTCGTAGGACACCGCGTCCACGTTGACGACCGTCGCCACCTGCCGCAGCGATGCGGTGGACCGCAGGACACTCCGGATCGTCGCCGACATCTGCGGGTCCACGAGGAACCCGCCGTCCCCCGCCACCGCCGTGCTCAGCGCCTTGCCCTCGAGGACAAGCCCGCGCAGCGCCCCGTCCTCCCCGGTGCGGACATAGGCCTCGAAGGCCTTCTGGTGCGGCGCCTCGGCCTCCGCAGCGGTATCGAGCGCCGGACGGCGCGTCGCGATGGATTTCCGATCCAGCATGGTCAGTCGCTCTTTCTGTTTCTGAAGTCGTTCGGTGATGTCGCCCATGAAGCCCATCAGGGCCTCCTCGACCTCGGCGGCGGGAGACATGCCCGTCCCGGCCCGAGCCTTCGTCTCGGTCTTGCTCATGCACCTGTCCTGATGTTGAGGGTTGAGATCGCTGGCCCTAACGGCCAGCCAGCCTTTGCCGCGCGCCCGTCAGGGCCGCCGCCAGGTCACGCATCAGAGCCGCCTCGGGGTCCTCCCCCTTGGCGCCCACCCGCGCGTCGGGAAGCATCGGGAAGGTCACGAGAGACACCTCCCACAGCTCCAGCTCGTCGAGGCGCCGCCGCCCCTGGTCGTCCTTCGTGGCCTTCACCGTGCGATACCCGATCGACAGCCCGTCGATCGCCCCCGCCGCGATCAGCGCCGCCGCCTCCCGCGCCCGGCCCACGTCCGGCAGAAGTCGCCCCTTCACGTAGAGCCCCTTGCCGTCCTCCCGGACCTCGTCCCAGACGCCGATGGGCTCGGCGGGGTCGTGCTGCCAGAGCATCTTCACCCGACCGCCCGCCTCCGCCAGGGCCTTCAGCGACCGCCCATAGGCCCCCGCCGCCACAACGTCGCCGCCCTGGTCGCGCTTCCCGAAGAGCGAGGCATAGCCCTCGATCACCGTCCCATCGGTCACCGACACCTCACCACCCAGCCGCGCGAACTTGTGCTCCAGCATCCCCGCGAAGTCCGTCATTCCCCCTCCTCCTCCTGAACCGGCGGCAGCCCCAGAAGCCGCCGCTTCTCCGCATCCGTCAGGAAGAGCGCCTCCCCGATCCGCTTCCACAGCCCCTCCCGCTCCGCCGCCAGCGCCGGCACCTGGTCGAGGTCGGGCCGGATCTCCACCGCCTCCCCCGTGAACTCGGAGAGCCAATGCGCCACCGCCGCCGTCACCCGGTGCGCCAGCGGCAGCACCGTCAGCCGATAGAACGCCCGGTGCGCCTCCTGGTAATTCGCGTAGGTCGCCTCGCCGGGCAGCCCCAGCAGCATCGGCGGCACCCCGAAGGCCACCGCGATCTCCCGCGCCGCCGCCTCCTTGGTCTTGTGGAACTCCATGTCGGACGGCGAGAACCCCATCGGCTTCCAGTCGAGCCCGCCCTCCAAGAGCATCGGCCGGCCCGCATTCCGCGCCCCCTGATGCTGCGTCTCCATCTCGAACAGCAGCCGGTCGTACTGCTCGGCGCTCAGCGCCCCCTGCCCGTCCGCCCCCTTGTAGACGATCGCCCCCGACGGCCGCGCCGCATTGTCGAGCAGCGCCTTCGACCACGTCGAGGCCGCGTTGTGCACGTCCAGCGCCTGCGCCGCCGCCTGCAGGGGCGACAGCCCGTAATGGTCGTCCTGCGGATGGAAGCTCCGGACATGGCACACGGGGCTCGGCCCCTCGCCCACCCGGAACCGGTGCGCCTTCGCCCCCACAGTGTAGTCATAGGCCACCGGCCACCCATCCGGCCCGGGGATCAGGCTCATCCGGTCCGACCGGAGCACATGAAGCTCCTCCGGTACGCCCTCGCCCCCCGTCACGGCCTCCACATAGCCGTTCCCGGTCAGCAGGATCTGCCCGTAAAGCGCCTCGAAGAGCTCGGCCTTCCCCTGCCCCGGATTTGGCCGGGCCATGAGCCGCACAAGCGGATGATCCTCGTAGCGCCGCTCCCGGTCCTGCACGACCAGCGGCAACGCCGCCGCCGCTTCGGCGATCAGCTTCACCGCCCGGAACACCACCGGGTTCCCGGCGAACCCCGCCCGCGCGAGACTCGGCGTATCCCTGGGCGACCACGCCACCCGGCCCGAAGCCCCCAGCGCGATCACCCGCCCCGCGGCAGACGCCTTCGCTTCGGGCGCCGCCTCCGGCGCCCGCTTCAGAAAATCGAACATTCCGCGATCACTCCTCGCCTGCCGCCCCGGAGGGAGACCCCCTCCCTCTCCCTCCCCCGCTTGAGCGGGGGAGGGAACCGCGTCATCCGCCCGTCCGGCCCGAACCACAGGCGCACCTCCCTCCCCCGCGCCCCGCGGGGGAGGGTCGGGGAGGGGGCCCCCCGCCCGAGCCCTCACGCCAGCGTCCGCACCCGCGGCTGCCGCCAATGCGCTGCCGGGTCGAGCAGCAACTCCTGCACCGCCCAGACGAGCGCATCGACCCGGTCCGGCGACCCGCCGCCGAGGTACCCCCGCGCCGTCATCCGCGCCATCTGGTCCTCGAGCTTCGCGAGCCCCGGCACATGCCGCACCCGCCCCTGCTCATAAAGCGCCGCCACCGGCTCCGCTCGGGCCGCCTTGCCCCGCGAGGCCCGCACGGCCCGATACGGCACCAGCGGATCGATGTTCCGGATCAGCGTCTCCACGAGATCGCCGCCCTGGTTCACCTCCGCCACCATCCGGTCCGCCCCATGCCGCCGCATGGCGTCGAGCGCCGCCTCCGCCCAGACCTGCGGCGAGGCTCCGGTGACACTGGCATCCTCCAGCACCACCGCCCGCCACTCCCGGGGCGAGCCGTGCGTCTCCGCCCCGACCACCAAAATCCCGCATTCGTCCGACGCGCCGTGCCCCGTCACCGGCGGGTCCACCGCGACCACCACCCGGTCCAGCGCCGGCGCCCGCTCCACCCGGGCCGCCTCCAGCATCGCGAGCGTCCAGAGCGCCCCCTCGACATCCTCGAGCAGCACGCCATCCAGCTCCTGCCGCCCCAGCCGCGTCCCCTCATACCGCGCCCGCACCTCGGCCAGGAACGACCCGGCAAGGTTCGCCGCATTCGCCTCCGTCGGCGCATGCGTCACCACCGTCGACTCCCGCGCGAGGATGCTCTTCAGCACCCCCACCGCCCGCGGCGTCGTCGTCACCACTTGCCGGGGATGCGTCCCGAGCCGCAGGGCGAACTGGAGCATGTCCCACGCCTCCTCCGCGCGCCTCCATTTGGCCAGCTCGTCCACCCAGGCCGCGTCAAATTGCGGCCCCCGCAGCCGCTCCGGATCATGCGCCGAATAGACCCGCGCCTCCGCCCCGTTTGCCCACAACAGCCGCTTCCGCGTCGCGTCCCACAGCGGCCTCCGGTCCGGCGGCGAACAGGCCAGGATCCCGCTCTCCCCCTCCACCATCACCGTCACCGCCTGCTCGATCGTCTCGCCAACAAGCGCCACACGCCGCGACCGCCCGGCGTCCAGGGGCCGCGCCCCCTCGACCTCCGCCCTCACCCACTCCGCCCCGGCCCGCGTCTTGCCCGCACCCCGCCCCCCGAGGATCACCCAGGTCTTCCACTCTCCCTCCGGCGGCAGCTGATGCGGCAT